AGGTCGCTGTCGGTGACGGCGTGCAACAGATCTTCCAGCCGATCGGCGCGGATGTCTGACGGCACCAGCACTTTCTGTCCGCTCGAAAACATGCTGCCGCCGACCGTGGTGAAGCCGCCGAACTGCACGCCGCGATCGTAGACGGCGCCGGCGGCTTCCTGCACCGCCTGGGCATGGACGCCAATGGCTTCGTCCGATGTCGGGTCAAGCCCTTCCTCGGCAATGCGCTTGCGCGCGATCGAGGCGGCCGCCCGCTTGATGCGGGCCAAATCGTCGGGTGCCAGTTCCAGCGCGTTGCCGGTCACGCTGGCAAAGCTCTGGCTGGCGGCGTCGGGCTTCAAATCCTTCATCGCCTTGCCGTCCGGCGTCTTGCCGTAGCCAAGGATCACGTCTTCGGCCGCGCGCGGCGATCCGCCAAAGGCGATGATGGCGCCGCTTTCGGCGATCATCGGCGCATCCTTGCCGAACTCGGCCAGCACATCGGCGGCCGCGTTGCCGGCGCCGGCGACGATCGCGCCAGCCATGGCCGCGCCGTTCTCCGGGTTTTCCCGAATGGTCTTGCCAAGCGCTGCGGCCTCGCCGGCCTTAAGATAGCGCGCCGGCACGCCGAGTTCCCTAGAGGCTTGCTCGGCCGATTTGGCGCGTTGCGACATGATCGCGCTCATGTCCTCGGCCGTCGCGGCGTCGGTCAACGGCGGGGTCTCCGGCACGATGCCTTGCTTTTCGGCATAGCTCACCATGTCGGTCGAGATTTCCTTGCGCTTCTCGTCCACCATCTTTTCGGCAAAGATCAGCGTGCGCAGCTCGGTGTCGGTCGGTTTGTCGCCATATTGCTTGCGCAGCCCGGAAACGTGCTTCTCGGCCTCCGGCAGGCTGAAATCACGGATGGCGCGGCCGACAGAGATCTTCGCCAGCGTCTCCTGCAGCACCGCCTTGCCGCCTGGTGTGCCGGCGGCATCCATCATGAAGGTGGAGAGTTCGCCGGGATTGACGTCGACGCCGGCCTGCAGGCGCAACGCCATCTTGTCGCCGCGCTCGCGGAAATCGTCTTCGGCGCGGGCCGCCTCGCTGCGCTTGGTCTTTTCCAGCCGCTGCAGACCGTTGTCGAGCGTCGACCAGCCTTGGCCGTCGAGCCCTTCAATACCGCCATCGGCCATGTTTTTCTGCATTTCCTCGCGCATCGACTTGACACCATCGGCGTCGAGCGCATCGGCCTGCTTGCCGTAGTAGGCCAGCGCGGTGTTGCGGCGGCTTTCGATCTTCGCCCGCGCCGCGTCGTCGGGGTCCATGATGCCGTTGCGCACTGCGGCGTCATAGTGCTGGTCGATCGCGGCCTGGGCGCTGGCGATGGCATTGCCGGCGTCGGGGCTTTTCGGATCGAAGCCGGCAAGCAGCTTCTGCTGGTCGGTTTCGAGCTGACCGGTCTGGTCGATGAATTCGGCGCGCTGCTGCAGCTCGACCTTCTTGGCGAGGTTTTCGCGCGCCTGGCCAAGGTAGCTGTCGGCCAGACGATCGAAGCCAACGTCATAGTCGGCCTCGATTTCCGGGAATATGTGATCCTTTTTCAGTGCGCCCTTGAGGTCGCCCATCGCCTTTTCAAGGCCGGCGGGATCGTCGCGATACTGTTCGAACAGCTGTTGCGTGGTCGACCGCATTTCAGAATCGACCTGCTGCAGATAGACCTTCGTGCCGGCCTCATCGAAAGCCCGGCCGCGAATGGTGTCGGTGCCGGTCGGCCGGAAGCCACCGCCGCTGACTTCCAGCTTTGGCTTGCCACCGCCGGCGCCGTAGAATTGCGCCTGGCTCTCGTGCAGAGATTTGGCATAGGTGGTTGCGTCGTCGGCATTGTCGAACACGCCAAGATGCTTGCCGGTTTTCTTGTAGGCCTTGATCGCATCTTCATCGCTCAAGATTTTGCCATCGTCCGAAACGGTCGGGATAAGTATTTCCTTGCCGTCCTGTTCGAAGGACATCGAGCGCACGGTGCTGATTGTGCCATCGCTGTTTTTGACGACTGGCCGCTTTGCCAGATCGATGTTGCCCGGTTCGACCAGGCCCTTGACCGGCCCGGCCGGCGCCGGCGCAATCGACGCCGTGGCATCGCCGCCGCCAGCGGCTACCTCCGTGCCGTAGATCGAGCGGGCGGCGGCAAGGCGATGTTTCCAGCCAAGTGCAGCGGTCGGGTTCTCCGGCGTCCAGCCGCGCGGCCGCTCGAAGCCGACGCCGGCGGCGGTCGCTTCCTCGACGGTGCGGGCAGCGGCAAGCCGGCGGCCGACAGGGGCTTCTGTCGTCTGCAGCTCGTGCATGGCGAAATCGAGCTGGGTCTCAAAATCATTGACCGGCTTGCCTTTCGAAGCCGCGAAGGCCTTCAAATTGCGGGCACGGTTGCCGTTCCATTGGCCGATGCCGATGGAGTGCGAGCCGTCCGCGCCGTCGCCACGATTGATCGCGTTGACGTTGAAATTGCTCTCGCCGGCGAACTGGCCCAGCAGACCGGCGGCATAGACGCCCGACACGCCATACTTGCTCATCAGATAGGCCTTGCCACGCGCCGCCAGCTCGCTGCGCGAGCCGCCGGGCGCGCTGGCGCCGGTTTCGCCCACCGAAACTTCGCCGCCGGTGTATTCGGCATCGGGGCGGCCGGCTAGCGCGGCTTGCTCGCCGGCCAGCGCGCCCTGCCGCTGCGCCTGCCGATCGGCGATCTGACCGGCCTGCGCCGCCATGCGAAACAGGCCCTCGCTGGCGCGCTGCAGCAGCTCGCCGCCTGGGCGTGCCACCGGCAGCAGCCCATCGGCAAGCACGGGTTCGACGCGAAACGGCCGGTAGCTGACCGGCTGCAGGGGCTTCGTCGTCATTTAGCCACGCTCCGAGAAAGACAGAAGATTGTCGACGCCGCCGCTGAACGCATTGAGGAAGCCCAGGCGGCGCGCCGATTTGGCGGCGGCGCGGTAGCTGGACGCGCGCTCGGCCAGCCGCGAAACCCGCGTCATTTCGGTGCCGGTCGCGGTCGACAGGCCAAGGTCGGCCTCGCGGTAGGCATCGGTGCGCGCAGCTTTCGCCGTGCCGAAGGAGAGGTCGACGCCGGAACCGGCATACGCCACGTCCTGGGCGCCCAGCGCATCGGCCATCTGGCGCTTGATCGAGGTGCGCCGGTTGATGCCCTGCAGCGTCTCGATGCTCTGTTCGCTTTCGGCGTCGGACGCGGCCATTTCGTTCTGCGCCGCTTCGGCATTGCCGGCGCCGATTGCCGAGACGATGCCCAGCACCGTTGCCGTGCCCTGCAGGATGCCGGCCAGCGAAATGCCGCTGCCGGCGGCGGCCGCCGTGCCGGCAGCACCTGCGGCCGTCGCGCCGGCGGTGGCGCCGCCAAAACCGAGAGCCGCCGGAATTGCCAGAAGGACTTGCATCAGAGTTTGGTCCCCATTGCGATATCGCGCACCCGCAACTCGCCGGGCCGCTTTTGCGTGATGACGGCGGTTGTGCCTTCCACCATGCCGAGCAGGCCGCTGACGGTCAGGAGCTTGGTTTTGAGCGGCATCGGCGCATCCACCGGGTCGTTGGTGTCGTGCAGCTCGACGTCTTCCGGTGCCTCGCCATTGGCGCCGACCGCAATCGAGTCGGTGTCGGCGATGCTGACGTGCAGCGTGTGGATGCGGCCCGGCCGCAAGACCACCTCGTCATTGCCGGTCACCAGCACCTGCGGCATGGTCTCGAAGCGCGGCGCGATCCAACGGCCGACAAGTGCTGCCGTATAGGCGTCGCCCAGCGCGATCGAGCCTCCGGCGCAGGTGAACGGGCCAAGCACATAGCCATCGGCCTTGGCCCACAGCTCGGCGCCGTCCTCATAGGCAAGGCCGGTGATGACGCCGGCGAGGTCGGGCACGGCGCTGACCGCGTCCTGCAGGTAGATCGTCGTGTCGTAGATTTCGATCGACGTTCGACCCGCGCGCTCGATCGCCAGCCAGAGCCGGTTCTTGCCGTCGACGCCGATTTCGCGCACCAGGCCGCCAGCGGCGGATAACCATTCGCAATAGCCGTTAATGTCCTGGTTGCGGATCATCTGGCAGGCAATCAGCCGGCCATCGCTGCGCATCAGCCAGCCCTTGGATGCGTCGAGGTCATTGGCCGGTTTCTGGTTGGCGCTGCGAATGAGGTTGTCGGCCAGGTGCGAAGCCAGCAGCGACACCGGATCGGCGTTGAAATTCGTCGTCGCCGAAGTCACCGCTTCGGTGACGCGCAGCACCTGCTTGCCGCCCTGGGCGGCGAACAGCAGGCCTTGCGGGTTGATGGCGACGTAATACACCTCGCCTTCCAGCGTGAAGGGCTTGCAGTTCGGCTGCGCGCCGATCTCTGAGGCCGGCACGAAATTCATCGGCGTGTTGCGCTCTATGGTGCGGTTCGGCACGAAATACAGCGCAAGGTCGGTGAAGACGAAGAGATTGTTCGAATCCTTGACGTGCAGAATGGTTTCGCTGGTCAGCGAGCGCAGCCTGTCGAGCCGGGCGGCAGCATCCGTGGTGCCGTCAATGTTGAGGTCGAAATATTCGGCGACCCGGCTCAAACCCATGGCGCCGGTCACCGCCGGAATGCGGTGATAATCCAGGCGGTCCTGCACCAGGGCGGTGCCACCGGGCCAGCCTTTGGCGGTCGAAAATACGGCTTCGGTATCGGTCTTGCCGACCTGCGTATGGAACGGCAATGCCGAGGCGTCGGCGGTGTTGCCGATGATGGCCGAGAACTCATACTCCTCGCCGGACAGGTCGCCGCCAAACGTAAAGGCGAATTTGAAGGCGCCACCACCGGGATTGCTCCACGTTCCGGTAACGGTGGGACTTAGGCTCGGCAATGCTTCAATGGCGGTTGCCAACGCGGCAGCCAGGGCGTTCCAATCCGCCGCCGTTGAGGAATTGGCGACCACAGGCACGCCAGCACTGGAAAGCGGTATCGCCGGCGTCGTCTCGCCGTCGACCGTCAGCGAAAAGAACAGCAGCGGGTTTCCCGTCCATCTGACGAACACTTCCCAGATGTCGTCGGTCTTGGCGTAGTTGCCGCCAAGGTCAGCCTGCGGCACCGGATCGTAGGGCCACAGGTCCTGCCGCCAGTCGTGAAGCTGGTTGGCCGTCGCCAGAAACAGCCGCACGGTTTCCAGCTGGCCGTGGAAAATGCCGATCGTGTTGCCTTCGGCGTAGAAGCCGAGATCGGGCAGCATGCCCGACGTGATCGCTGCGACACGGGCAGAGCCTACGAAACCGGCGTCGGTGAAGAAATCGGCGATGCCGGCGGTAATGAAGCACGCCAGCGTGTTGCCCTGGTCGGTTGTCAGGTCGACAAAGCGCGGCCGCTCGGCGGTGCCGCTTTCGAAGAACGCCGAGACGGTCAGGCCCGACACTGTGGTGGCGGCCAGCGAGAACGTGGCGCGGATGCGGATCGACGTCGCCGTCTTCTGCTGCCCCGGCGCGTAGGCCGCAAGCCGCGTCACCGGCGTGCCTGTGGCGACCGCGAACGGGCCGGCGACCGCAACCCAGACGCCGCCGACGAAGGCTTCGACCACGAAAGTGGCCGTGCCCTTGTCGATCGCCAGCGTCGAGGCCAGCACCGCGGCGACGGTGCCGGCAACCGTGCCGGTCCAGATCGTTTGCGTTCCCGTGTGCGGGCCAAAGGTCGGCGTCGGCGCGGTGATGGCGCGGGCCGCCAGCGGCCGGCGCCATTCGCCCTTGCGCCAGCTGCCGCCCATGCGGCGGAAGCCCGATTGCGGCACCGGCTCGATGCCCTTGAAGGCAAGGCCGCCGGCGTAGTACTGCTTGATGTCGACGCGGCCTTTCGCCTCCGGCGAGAATTCGCCAGCGTTGCAGGAGCGTTGCGGAGCGGCCGGGCGCGCGACCATCTAATATTTCCCGTGCCAGTTGCCGCCGCCCGTGCGGCCGCCATCCAGCGCGTTCGACACTGCCGGGTCACTGACAGGTGCTGCCGCCCGGTCCTGGGCGATCATGCGGCCAAAGATGCCGCCGGTGCCGCCGGTCGACGGCGTGCCGATCGCCGAGGCTTCCTTGTCGGCCTTCAGTTCGGCATCCTGCAACAGCGGGATGGCGAGATAGGACGAAAGCAGCGTGGCGAAGGCATCGGCAAATTGCGGGTCCCAGTCGACCGGGTCGACCATGACCTTGCAGCGCGCATAGGCCACCGGCTCATCGGTGAACACGGTCTTGCCCTCGATGGTGAAATCGCGGATCGGCGTCGAGCGGCGCGGATCGGAAAGCAGTTTCAGCGCCGGCCCGACGCGGTTGCCCGGCAGGTCGAAGCCGTAGGCATAACCGGTGACCGGCACGGCTTCCTGCCGGGTGAGCAGGAACGTCTGACGGCAGAAGGTCCAGTCATGCAGGCCGAAGGAACGGGCACAGGCGCGCGGCCAGAAAATATCGACCAGGCCGCCCAGCTTGGTCTGTTCGTCAATCGAGAAATTGGGCGCCAGCCCGAGTTCGACCAGCGCCCAATTCACGATCATTGCCTTGTCGATTTCCGCGTCGGCCATGATGTCCCTCTGCCGGCTTGCCGGCGATTACGCGCCGGAAGCGTCGGTGTTGACGGCGACGGTGATGTTGCCGCCGGCCGGCACGGCCGTGACGATCAGGGCAACGCGATCGGCGACGCCATCGGCGACGCAGAGGCAGTCGATCACATCGTTGACATTGAGCTTGTTGCTGCCGACGACACCGGAAACGCCAGTGCCGAAATAGCCGGCGGCAATGACGGTGGCGACGGCATCGGGCGTGCCGTAATTGTACCAGTTGATGCTTTTGCCGGCGGTGCCGTAGGGCGTGGAGTTGTAGAGCGCCAGCGAGCGTGGATTGAATGACATGGACATGTTCTCCTGTTGAAGCGTTGAAGCGAGAGGCTCCTGTTAGGCGACGGGCCGCCCAACCGGCGCGGCCCGCTGGCGATCGATTAGCCGGCCGGGATTTCGTCGGTCAGCACCGCCGGACGGGTCGGCTTGGTGATCTTCAGGAAATCGAGACGCTTGACGCCGGCCGCCTGGATGCCGATCGCGGCGCCGCCAAGCCCGGCCTTCACCAGATGTGGCGAACCCTGCATCAAG